AGATTACTGTTAGCAAATGTAGTTACATTAGCAGTTCCGCCAGTATTACCAAAGTAATTAACACGATCTTTAATCTTGACAACACCTGTTGTTGATTCAAATACTGTACCATAAACTTGCTTATAAAGATAATGGCCTACTTCAGTTACTTTATTATTTGCAAATGCCGAGAAGTTAGTTGCGTTAATATGATCTGTTTTACGATAAGGATACGATAAGATCAGCCCGGTTGTATTAGCAAAGCGAACATGATAATAATCCCCGGCAATCATTCCATTGAGTGCAGTATTGCCTGCATCTACTTCATAGCGAATATTATCACCAACCGTAAAGAGTGTATTTGCAGTCGGAAGACTAATGAACCCAGTAGTAGCATTCACAGAAGTGTTGGCATTAAAGCCAATCTTATTAACAGTCTGAAATACAGACGATCCAACACTAAATCCAGTATTTGAAGCAACAGTTAAAATCTTACGATCGCGGTCTAGTGTAGTAACATTATTTGAACCAATTAAGTCTGTGCCGATAAAAATTACTTCAGAGTCGCCAATTGTTCCTACACCAAACTGTGCACCGGAACCAGAACTAATTGATGTAACATCTGTTTGGGTGTTACTAGTTGGTGCAATAAGTCTTGCATAAGGTGAATCAATATAGTCGCCACCTGAATTAGAGGTTGTAGATGTAAGAACAACAGCTGAACCGGTATTGCTTTTAGTATAGAATGTATCTGTTTCTTTGAAGCTGCCTTTAGTCGGAATGTATGTTAGATTTCCTGTTAATGTTCCACTATTATGGTTAACAGTTAGCAATGTGCCTTCTGAGATTACATTACCGCTTGTATTATATTGGTAGATAGTGTTGCTATGTAACAGTTCGTTGTTATTGGCACTTTGATATCTGATAGTATTAACAAACTTCTTGATTTCATAGACACCAACTGTTGCTGAAATTGTATCAACATCGGCTGTAATTAAAGTATTACTTGAAACAAAAATCGGAGATTGAGGACCATAGTTGAATACATTAGCACTAACATTTGCCGCTGCATTTGTACTAAGAACTATAGATGTAGCATTTGTAATAGATTCTACAGTACCAAGCGCAACATTACCAGTTGCCTGATAAAGAACTGCACCGATAGCATTGTTATCAAATGTAGTGCCTGTGCCAACTACAATACTGTTTGCAGTACTTGTAGTAATTGTACCTGTTCCTGCAACATATGTTGCTGCTTCTAATGTTGCACTATTTTTAAATGCACCACGAGCATTAATCAGAACTACTACATTACCTGTTGCAGTTTGTATGATACTATTGACTGTACCACGGGCAAATACCGTAGTGGTATTCTTCTGAATAACATTTTGGCCAACTGCAATTGTACCATTTTGGTTTGTTAGCTGGATAGTATATACCTCAGGTATACCCATTACCTTGCCGCCAATTGTACGGTCTTCAAATGTATTAGCAAAGAACGACTGTGCATTGCTTGCTGTATAATATGTTACATTATTAGAGATTACACCACTGACATGAGAAATAGTGATCTGGCCGTTAGCATTCGATTGTTCAGTATCCATAACAATACCCGTGCCAGATAGTTGGCCATTGGCAGCATAACGATATACATAATCACCATTAACTAAATTTGCAGTTGCTGAGGTAAATGCAATGTTAATCGATGGTTCTACAAGTTGTTCGAACAAACGGAAATATTGAGCACTATCAACATCAGCAGTAATTGTACCAAGACTTAGAACTTTTTCAGAAATTAGAGATGTAGCATCAAGTGTATATCCCCAACCACCATCAACAAATATAAAGTCAACAAGGCCCGTAGCTACAGATACAGATACAACACGTGCAAGACCGCCAAGGCCGCGCGCTGAATCCTGGAATGATACAGTATCACCTATTTCAAAGCTTTTGCCTTTATCAATGATCGTTACACGATCAACAGATCCGATAAGTTGGGCTCTTTTAGATTTAGTATAGTCTGGTACGTTATCAACATTAATACCAATAACTTCACCATTACGGAAAGCACCTTCAACACCAGAGATATAAAGAAGATTAACGTATCCACGTCCAACACGGCGGCGGATATACTTTTCTACAAAGGCTTTTGCACCGGACAGTGCACCGATAACTTGTTTACCAAGATAATCAATATTGAATTCATTAAATGTAATCTCAAGATATTCTGGGCGTTCCCAGATACCATCTGAAAGTCTTAAGACGTTTTCACCTGGATATTTAATCTCGGCTGATGTACCATACACAAGTTTAAAGAACAAATCGATTGAGCGCTCAGTACCTTTAGAACGATAAAGGTTTAATGCATTCTTGACAAGAAGACGCTTATTGGTAGCAGTATCAAACTGAATGTTCTTAAGATATTTTTCTTTGAACTGAACTACAAACGTATCTATTGTAGTGTCAATATCTCTATATTCACCTAGACGGCGAGTATGATATGCAATGCCAGCACCGACTGGTGAATAACCAAGATCAGTTAGTGAAGTAAGATACTCTGTGTTGGCAAGATCTGTGGTTGTTAATTCTAAAACATTATTATTAGCAGCAATATAAGGTGTAACCAGATCATCGTCATAGTTATAATAAGAACCACCGTTTTCGAGCCATTCATAATATGCTTTGACGAACGCAACAAGTTGCGGTCCATCTTCACGATAGACAGATGGGAATTGACTCTCGATAAATGGAGAGATTAGTTTCTCTATGTCTTTCATTATTCTCTAATCTGTTCAATAGTGATATCGATATCTGGCTCAATAATATTTAAGATCACGTTCTGCACCGATTCGATGTCTTTGTTTCTAGGTATAGCAAAAATCTTAAGTGATGTTCCAACGTAGTTTGAAATGTTGAAACTATTAAGTGAAACTAATCCGGTGTCGTAATTTACTATACCAATATCTATAATCTTTTTGTGGTTGATTCCTACTGGTGTAACAATTCTTACAATACCATCGCCATTATCCTCTAGGACGCAGTTGTTTATGCCGCTATATGTAAACGGTGTAGATGTTACGGCATGAACATCAATAATAGGATGCTCATCTCCAAGAAGTGGCACTTCATTTGTTAAAGGAGATTTAAAATCAATAGTAAGATTTTGGTTTACATTTAGATTAGGTGTGATATACTTGATTAATGAAACAGTTGTTTCGTTACTAACAATACTGGCTTCTGCATCATCAATATCTTTAATAAGTTTAGAATAACGAAGTGTTTTAGCAAAACTGTTTAGATTTGTAATAGCATATTGTAGCATCGATCTGGTTACCAATGTACGAATATCATCTGGATTTCTGCCAGTGATGTTAATATTGTACTTAATGTTGCTCTTAACATTCAGATAGATATAATCAGGCGAGATAAAGATTGGATCCAACGATACAGATGAACGAGTACGTAAGAACTTCTTATATTCTGTTTCGTTAATCTTAGGCAAACCATCAATATTCTTTAGATCGATGGAGATAAAGATACGACCATACTGTGGAGGATTAGCATCCTCACCGCCATAAGCCACAACAGAGTTAATTTCTGGATAGTTAAGCTTTAAAATATTCTCATAATCTTCTGCTGTAATAGCACGTTCTTGCGTAGTAAAAGCACGAGGTGCATTATACTTAATCGATGATAGTGTTTCGGCAACTTCACCATCAGATGCAGCAGAGGTAGTCGTAACTGAAATATTTGGTTCGTTGTTAATACGACCACCTGAATAAAATTTGTTTGCGCCATTAGGAAGTTCACCAGAACATATACGATATTCAATAAGAACAACCGAATTATTCAATGGTTTACGACCAACAACACCATCACCAAATACAACTTCATAGTTACCATTCAGCGCAGGTTGTACAAAGAATACTTTTGATGTAGATTCTAGGCCAAATAATGATGTTGCACGTGTATACGTAAGAACATCTGCTCCGTTATTTTCAATAACGCGAACAATAACACTACTAACATCAACACGGTTGCTAGAAATTTTATAAATTAGATTATTATCATAATTGATAATGTGCGTATCCGATGAATAATCACCTTCGTAGATCGTTACGCCATTAGCATAAAAATACCTGCCGTCTACAACAGCGGTTACAATATCTTCAGCGGTTACAAATGTATAGGCAACATCACCTACACGTGAGATGAATTGTGTTCCCTTAGGAATCATAATAGCGGTTTTAGTTGTTCCAGCAGCACCGGTATCAATAGCTATATTAACTTGCGCTTCAGCAGACTTGAACGAACGAGGAAGATAGTTTAGTTCTTTGGCGTGAGAGATAACAGAGTCACGCAATTGAGCAGAATCTAAGAACATCTCAGACGAGACCATGTTCATATAGAAAGCATTCATATAGGTGTTATGCGCAAGAAGATCTAACAGAACACTCATGTTACTGTTGTTGTAATCATAATCCTTAAATGCATCCTGAGATGACAAATATGCCTTAAGCGATTGCTTATAGGAATCAAAGTCTAAAGATGTTAAGACTACACTTGAATTTGCTGCCATTTTATTATCTTACTCTATATAGTGTTAAGCTGATGGTCACTGGATCCACACTATTTATGACCTCAAAAACGATACCAACTTCATAGCTGTGTGATGTTTCATTAGGCAATACTACAATATCAAGCACGTTTACACGACGTTCATGTGTTTTGATTGTTTCTAGTATTTTAGATTTCAAAAGATCTGCCGTCATTGGTGACATATTTTCAAACAAAAGATTCTGAATATCACAACCAACTTTAGGTTGATATAGTCTTTCACCTTTATTAGTCAACAGAAGATTACGAAGTGCTTTTTTAACTGCTTCTTCGTTTGTTGACCGCACAACAATGTTGGATTCTGGGTGGCGGTTTAGATTAATCAAAAAATCACTATAATAGACTGCCTTCTGTGTAGCCTTCTGTGTTTTAGTAATCTTATCGATTCTGGTATAGTCGACCATCTGAAACCTTTTACTTTTATTTATTCGGGTATTAAGACACCATCAACAATTGCTGCGATAGGAATTAGTCGTTCAGATGTTTCTAACCAAGTATCTAGAATGCCGGATTCATCAATCTGTGTTGCTGTATCTGTACTAATCATGCTTGTAGGATCAATGTCACCAAACAATGAGTTCCTAGTATCATAATTTACAGATCCTGCCGGTTCTGCATATAGGTTACCACCTGTTTTAGTATAGACATATTGAACCATTTTACCAGATGCTTTATTAGTTTCTAGGAATGATACAATATCACCAGCAGCATCAAACACATAGTAGTTATATAGTGTATCATTATCTTCATATGCCGAGATGTTACCACCAGACATAGTAGTAACACCTTCCTTCATAGCAGGAACGGCAATAGGATTGTTTGTGTCGGTTAAAAATATCATTTCGGTGCTAATCCATCTTCAGTATATTCAATACGTACACATGACGGTATAAATGCTAACATTAGTTTTGAAAGATTAAAGATTGGTGGAAGAATCAAGTTAACTACATCACAAATAGTAATCTTACCTGTAAGGATACGTACAATCTTTTGTATAATCTTAAAGATCTTACCTACTATAGGAAAATTTTGTAGAATCCAGCCTGGCGCCTTAAGGATAATATCATGAATCGCCTTAATGAATCCGCCTCGGAAGAATGCACGAATCTTATTTAATGTATCCTCAAATGCATCCTCTATTTTGTGAAGGGATGATTCTTTAAAGATAACTTTTTTCTTCTTATACTCTTCTTCTATTGAAATACCAAGAACAGCACCTAGTGTTCCAAACAATGGAATAGGAAAGTTTAAGATCTTATCTATTAACTGATCAATAATCTTACCAGCAAGATTTTCTGCTGCTTTGCCGGATAAAACATCATCAATTGATTTTTCAATCTTTGCTTTAAATTCATCCATCATCGTTTTAAATGCTTGTTCGACTGTAACAGTAGGATCTGTATATGCAGCCAGCAGTTTCTTTAGGATAGGGCCAATGATAGGAATTTTACCAAGGACGTTAACAATAGCTTCTGCGCAACTAAAAATAAAATCATCAAGTGTTTTTTTGATCCATGCTACGATCTTTTGCCAGACCTCCTCAGCTTCGTGTTCAGGCGATTTAATTCCTAGTTTACCGTCATACTTACCTTTAATATCAAAGAATTTTTTAATGCGTTCTACATCATAGGCAATACATGCCTTGACCTTTACTTTACCGGCCTTAGTAAACAAGTCACCTAATTTGGGTTGATAGTTTTCTACTCCACCTTTATCATCTGGCAATGGAACTGGACCAATAAATGGAATAGGAATCATTAACGGATTAGGAACGCCGAGGAGCTTTAAGATCTTAGCAAGGATCTCTACGATCTTCTTTTGAAAAAAGATATCAATCTCTTTAAAGAACTCTCGAACCTTAAACTCCATTTCCTGTTCTTTTGACTTGAGTTTTTTAAACACATCGGTCATTAAAAACCCGGTAATATCGTCTATCAACTTCTCCATTGTTTGAATTGCTTTAATAAGATCGCCACCGCAATCATCAGCAACTGCATCTGCCTGAATCTTTAGTTGATTCGGAATCTGCCCGATAGTACGAAAATACTCATCAAGTTGTTTAAAACTGATTTTGCCGGTGGCATCACAATCTAATTTAGGAGGATTGGGAAGATAGATTGTTGCCATTAAGCATTAAATCCAATTACCGGTGCCTGGATGTTTACTACGCCTGTTTTACTACTTAGATTAACATTTCCATCACCTTGGATATTAACCGTACCACCATTACTAAAAATCGTGATATTGCCCTCGGCATAAACAACTTTACGTTCCTCAGTAATATCTAGGTGATTCTTGACAGTACGAGTCTGGATACTACCATCAGGTCTCATCTCAATGTATGAACCGGTTCTATGATGAATGTTAATACGTTCAGCTTTAGGTGTATCATCAATTTCTATTACATGTCCTGCTTTAGT